GACAGAAACTAAGTGGACAAATTAAGGAGTATGCTCTTTCTCAAGGATATACAACGGAAGAGATTGGTTCCTTGATAGACCATCGTTCTTTAGTGACTCTTTACAAGGCCATGAAGTTCGATAAGGCTTCTTCACCTTCAGTTGTTAAAAAGAAGGTAAAAAATAAGCCAAGGGTCATTCGTTCAGGTTCTCAAAGAACAAATTCTGATGCAGATAAAGCAAAACGTACTGCAAAAATGAAACGTCTTCAACAAAGTGGCAGAGTCGATGACGCTGCCCTTTTGATGGAGGATTTTGTAACACTATAACATGAGGATATAATCATGGGAGTACCAGCAAATACACGCACGACTTATAGCGCTGTAGGTATTCGTGAAGACCTCTCCAATGTTATCTACAATATCTCACCGACTGACACGCCATTTATGAATGGTGCTGGAAGGTCGTCTGCTTCCGGCACGTATTTTGAGTGGCAAACTGATACACTCGCCTCAGCAGCAGATAACTTTCAACTTGAAGGCAATGACCTTGCTTCAACAGCAGTTGTTGAGCCACGTCGGGTAGGTAACTATATGCAAATTTCGGCTAAATCGATCCAGAGTTCTGGAACTTCTTTAGCAGTCGATTTTGCAGGAAGAAAGTCTACACAAGCCTATAGAATGGCTAAAGCCGCCAAAGAAATAAAGCGTGACATGGAATATATGTTAACGCGAAATGTCGCAGCCGTTGTGGGAACTAACACTAGCGCAGGTACCGCTGGGCAGCCAACTGGTGATACCAGAAAGACTGGCGCTCTAGGTTCTTGGGTTGGTGGAAAATCACCATTCCCGGTGGGCAACACTACACATGGTGGTGGTTCGCCAGCGGGCGCAGCCTGCGATGGTGATGGCAATGATATAACTATCGATGCTGGAACTAAACGAGCCATTACCCTTCCACTGATCAGAGCAATAATTCAAAAATTGTTTGTTGCCGGTAGTGATGCCGACACGATCATGGTTGGGCCTTTTAACAAAGAGGCTATTTCACAACTTGGAGGAAGTTCTCAGATTTCTCCGCTGCGTACCGCAGCAAATCCCGAGAAACAGGCACACGTTGTTGAAGCGTGGGATGTGTATGTGAGTGACTTTGGTAATTTCAAAGTTATTCCAAACAGGTTCCAACGTGAACGTGATTGCTGGTTCCTAGATTTTGATTTCTGGGCAGTATCATACTTACGACCATTTCAGACACTGGAAATCGCAAGAACTGGAGACAGCAATAAACAAGAGTTGATTGTTGAATACGGTTTGGAGTCGAAAAACCAGTATGCAAGTGGCTGCATGTATGATGTAACCACGTCTTAATTAGTATAGGATGGGGGGGTGAAAGCCCCCCTACACCTTCTTGAGAATTAAATACGCTTTCTCTTTGTTTGAAAATGCAATTTCTAAAAAGGAAATTGCAAAAATAAAGAAACTTCCATCTAAATTTTCAGATGCTAAAACATTAGAAGAGGATGGTTCTACTGTATCGAGTAAGGACTTAAAACATAGGGATTCTTCAGTATCTTTTACCGACGATCTTTGGCTATATACGTTATTACTTCCATTGATAGAAGAGGCTAATGAAAATAGCGGATGGAAGTATGAAATAGACTCATTTGAATGGGCGCAGATTGCTAAGTATGGTAAAGATCAGCACTACTCATGGCATCAAGATGGTATTTCTGATCATAATTCTCCAGAAGAGAAAGTTAGGAAGTTATCGTTGGTTGCAGTTCTTTCAAATGGTTATGAAGGTGGAGAACTTGAATTCAAACAAATTGAAGATGAGGGGGTTAGTGTGGTACAGCCTAAGATGGAATTAGGTTCTGTAGTAATCTTTCCTTCTTATCAGTGGCATCGCAGCACACCAGTGACTAAAGGAATTAAGCAGTCATTGGCGGTGTGGTGTTTAGGCCCACCCTTTAGGTAAAATACATGAAAAAAATTGAATTAAATGTATCGCAAAAAATTCAAACAAAAGAAAAAAAGGAAAAGCCCCAGAAAAATAAACGGGGTAATACTTTAGCCACCGAACTTGAAACCAAATTAAGTAATCGTGTTGGCGGAATGAGGATATATCCAAGTGGCTAGAATGAGGAGCCGGACGAAACTTTTACCATAGAAACTATACAGGACGCGCAAGAAATTGTTGATTCAAACAAGCGTAAATTTAATAACTATGGTGATAAACTTTCTGTTGGTAAGAGAGGTGACTGGCATCAAGTCGCTTCTATTCCTTCCACCGTTATGGAACAGTGGATAAAGGAAACTAACGGAGCAATTTTAGATGACCCAAAGTTGTTAGCGGCAAAACTCAATGATCCTGATTGGCGATTGCTGAAAACATCTCCAACAAATATATAGAGGAAAAAATGATGGCTGGATTACTACCCCTCACAACTCATACGCTAACAGCGGGCGTTAGTACGGGTGCTACAAGAACGGCTGCTTTTGCTGATGGAACCAGTTCTATAATGGTGACAGCAACTGCTGATTGTTTTGTAGCATTTGATTCTGCTACACCAACGGCTACCACTGCATCTACCTTTATTACGGCAGATTGGCCTTATACGTTTTATGTTCCACCTTCAGGTATTACCGCCTCCGCTGGTCATAAATTAGCCGCAATAACAGGCGCTGGCGCTTCATCGGTTTACATTACTGAACTTGGAAACAACTGATAATTCATGGCTATAAATTCGTACAGTAGTCTACAGACCGCTGTCGCCAATTGGCTAGACCGATCTGATCTAACTAATAGGATAGAGGAGTTCATAGACTTAGCGGAGACACGGATAAACCGTGCGCTTCGCATAAGGCTTATGGAAACTGTTAAGGTGCTTTCTTTAATAGGTGGTACAAAAAGATACCCCTTACCCTCTGATTACCTTCAGTTGCGAACTATCAAGTATACTAAGGCTGCTTTGGCTACAGACAGTTTAGCCTCAGACATGACAGATTCACAGGATACAGCAGTTTTGAATGATGCTACTCCATCTGGTGGAATGCTTTCTGGAGGGTTTAGCAGCGCGGGTACTGTTATGATAGGCTTGGAGCAGATGGACTATACCGGAATATCCACTAATACCCTAACAGGAGTTACAAGGGCTGTTAATGGAACCACCGCTGCCGCACACAGTTCTGGAGTTACTGTTGCAGAAATATACAATACGTTTGCAGCCGGTACTATTTCAGATAAGACAAGAACCATCAATCCACTTCAGTATGTTTCTCCTGAACTCTTAACAAGAGTGTATGCAGGAAGTTCTACTGGCATACCAGAAGTATATACCATGCGGGCTGGTTATTTTCTATTTGGGCCGGTTCCAGATTCTATATATAATTTAGAGATTGACTATTACGCAAAGGTTGCAGCATTAACTACTTCCGCTACCACTAATGATATGCTTACAAATAATCCAGACCTCTACTTGTACGGATCATTGTTAGAGGCTGAACCATTCCTGATGAATGATCAGAGAGTGCCATTATGGTTGGCCGCATTTGAGAAAGCCATATCAGACATTCAACTACAAGACGATAAAGACGCTCACTCCGGTACTGAGTTGAGAGTTATGAACACAGGTGGGTATTACTAATGGGATTAGAAACAGGCTCAACAATTAGCGCACTCGTAAAAACAAATCCGCTCGCTACGGACAATGTCTCCCAAGGCGATAATCATCTTCGTCTGATTAAAGCCATATTAAAGGAGCAATTTCCAGTAGGAACTGAGAACGTAGGCCCGGATCAAGTAGTTCAAGTTCTTATCGCTAAAGCAACCGCACCAACGATAGATACAAGTTCTTCTGGTAATGCAGCAAGGGCTATGGGATTGCTATGGCTGGATACAGGGAATAACTTACTTAAAATTAGAAACCAAGCAAATGATGCTTGGATAACGTTAGCCATTGATCCAGAAACATCTAATTCAGTTGATGTAAACGCAGGAACAATTGACGGCGCAATTATAGGTGGAAGTTCTGCCGCCGCAATTACAGGCACTACTATTGTCGCCAATACCAGTTTGAATATAGCCAGTGATGGGGCAACTGTAACCGGAATTAAAGATGAAGATACTATGTCATCTGACTCTGCTGTTAAGTTGGCTACGCAGCAATCAATTAAAGCCTACTCTGATTCTGCAACTCAGACTCTAACTAATAAAACACTAACCTCTCCAATAATAACAACTAGCCCAACTGCATCTGGCGCTACATGGGCGGATTTAGGAACTGTTACTACTGTTGATATTAATGCCGGTTCTATAGATAATTCTGTGATCGGGGCTAATACGCCAGTAGCCGGTACATTTACAAATATAGCGGCTACACAAGTAGATATCAAGGGAACGGGTGATCTGCGTCTACAGGATACAACCGGAGGGGAGTCTGTAGGATTCCAAGCCCCGGGTACGGTTACTACTTACACGATAACGGTGCCCGGAGCAGTTGGTTCTTCTGGTCAGGCATTAAGAACATCTGATAGTAGTGGTACCCTTGAATGGTATACCCCTGAAACCGGAGATATTACTGGGGTTTCAGTTACTTCACCAATAACAGGTGGGGGAACTTCAGGAACAGTAACTATAGCCATTCAGGACGCAAGCACATCCGCGAAGGGTGCTGCAAGTTTTAGTTCTGATAACTTTTCTGCATCTTCTGGTGCAATCACTATTAAAGATGCTGGAGTAGCAAACGCAGAACTGGCGAATATGGCTGCAAACACCGTTAAGGTCAGAGATGCAAACTCGTCTGGCGTACCGTCAGATGTAGCATTAGCGACCACTCAACTCCTTATAGGAGATGGTACAGGCTTTACTGCTGCCACACTGTCCAGTGATGTAACTATGACCAATGCTGGTGTAGTCACCATTGCTGACAATGCTGTATCTCTAGCGAAGATGGCTGGGCTTGCAAGAGGTAAGATAATCTATGGAGACTCAAGCGGTGATCCCGCTGCTCTTGCAGTTGGCAGTTCTACTCAAGTTTTAACAAGTGATGGTACTGATATTGCATGGGCCACACCAACTGTAGGTGATATTACCAGTGTAGTTGCTGGGTCAGGGATGACTGGGGGTGGAACCTCTGGCGCTGTAACTCTGAATGTTATCGGCGGAACAGGAATTACCGCCAATGCAGATGACATTGCTATTGACTCCACTGTTGCTACGCTGACTGGATCACAGACTCTAACTAACAAGACCTTAACATCTCCCGCCGTTAATACCGGTACATTAACTACTCCAGTATTTAGTGGCGCGATGACAGGAACTATAGATACTTTCCGCTCCACTGGCATCGACGACAATGCCGACGCATTGGCGATGACTATTGATTCAGCGGAGCAAGTGTACTTTGAGAAAACACTTTCAGTGTATGGCAATGTTGACGTTTATAAGAACAGTTCAACCAAAGTCGGAACTATAGGTGCGGCAGATAATATAGGTAGTTATCCTGCTCTTAATGATTTTGTAATCAAAAATGAAGCATCAAGTGATTTTCACATAAGCGTACAAAGCGGAACCACACCAAACCTAACGATTACCAATGCTGGCAACGTCGGCATTTTTGATTTAACCCCAGCCGAAAAGTTTTCAGTAGTCGGAAATACGGATTTAGCCGGTAACCTATACATAGGAACCGGTACTCGTGCCACCTCTGGCACTATGAGAATAAAGAACGCATTTAATTGGTATATGAGAAATGCGGCTAATAACGAGAATGTTCTTCTTATAGGTAGCAATACCATGGTTGATGGTAATTTCATAGAGACCGGTTCAAATACTTCTGGTGTATTTAGTGGATTCAAGTGGTTCATAGACAACATTACGCCAAAACTCTATCTGGATAATTCCAAACTAACTACGACCTGTTCCGTAGGAATTGGTACTGCAAGTCCATCAGAAGAATTACACGTTATGGGTAATGCCATAATAGATGGAGGTACTGGCGTTTCAACCTCTGGAACATTAGTTGTGCGCCAAGATGGTGATACGGTTAATGATGGAATTGCCGGGTGCCGATGTTGGAATTGGTACAACTGCCCCCGCAACAAAACTAACAGTTGAGGGTGCGCTTACTCTAAAAGAGCAGTCTGCTGCTGATTCAGATACGGCTGCATATGGTCAACTCTGGGTAAAAACCGCTACCCCCAATCAACTCTATTTTACTGATGATGCTGGTAATGATGTTCAGTTGGTTGCTGGTGGCGCTTCGTCTGGAGATGTAACCGGCCCCGGCTCTTCTACGGATAACGCTATTACAAGATTTGATGGAACTGGGGGAAAAACCATACAGAACTCTGGAGCCACTATTGATGACTCTGGAAACCTGACTGCTGTTGCGGGAACATTTACTGGCGCGTTTACTTCAATAGGCATCGACGACAATGCAGATGCCTTGGCGATGACCATAGACTCATCGGAGCGTGTGGGGATCGGTACTACACCCGCTGTAGTTGGTGGTGGGAAACTTCATATAGATGGGCCATCAGCAAATGTGGGATTAGGCCCACATATACAGGTAACAACCGCAGACGACGATTATCCGGCTCTCCAGATATTCACATGGTCGCATGACAGTATAAGTCTAAAGTTTGATGCTTATTTTGATGGAACGCAAAGGTCATCAGATGCCGGATCAAACTTCATGATTGAAAAGAATTCTGATCTGTTAAGGTTTCAGTACGACAGTGGTATTGCAGCAGGGTCTGCATTAACTTGGAACGACGGTTTTGTCTTAAATACAAGTGGTGATGTAGGAATTGGCACTACATCCCCCACTTCACCCTTAC